GCCATTGAAGCACGAAAGAAACAACAAGAAGAAGCAGCAGCCAAAGCCAAAGAATTTGCTGAACGACAAGCCAAATTGGCAGCAGAAATACGCCGAGTTGGTGATGAATACAAATATCAAAATGAACAGCAGTTAAAAGCCATTGCTCTACAGACCAGTTTAGTTGGTAAGAGTGAAGATGAAATACAAATGGCACAAGGCCTTGCTGAAATTTATAACAAACAAAATGACACAATCAAAGGTCTATTAGAAACTAGACGACAATGGGCTAGTGGTACGACAGAACAGCAGAGCAGTGTTGGTATTATTGATCGAGAAATTGCTCGTGTTAAGGCATTGACAGCAGAACAGGCCAAACGATTTAAACAGGAAACAAACGCACTACAAGGTGCTCAAATACTAGAGCGTGATAGACTGGCCAATTTAGATCGCATAACAGCAGCAATGGATCGACAAGTTGCTCAGGCCACAGCACTTAAAGACGCACAGTTTAGCATCAAAGAAGCCACACAAGGCATTGAGTTTGAACGCAGCCTACAAGGATTAAGTCCATTACAAAAACAAATGCGACAGATTGGAGAAGACAATCGCAAAGCAGCATTGGCAGCCGGTCGAGCATTTACGGCAGCGTTTGAAGAAAATGGTGATGGACTTACACCAGAACGAGCAGCAGAATTGGCCAAAGGATTAGAAGCCATTGCCAAAGCATATGATGACATTGCTGATGCTCAACGAGAAACTTTATCAGCCAGCACTGATCTCAATGTTGGTATAAAGGAAGCATTCAAAACCTTTGTGGAAGAAGCAGAAAATCAAGCCAACAAAGCCAAACGATATTTTAATATATTTGCCAATGGTTTTGAAAACATATTTGCCAGTATGACCAAAGGCTTCCCGGGAGTCAAACGAGCCATTAAAGATCTAGGTGCCAGTCTCATTGAAGAGTTCCTGCGTATTCAAGCCAGAAACTTATTGGCATCTATATTGGGTGGCAGTGGTGGCAGCGTGACAGTTGGAGCATTGGGAGGCATTGGTGGATCCACAACTGGCATTAGTGCAGGATCAGGATTATTGGGATTATTAGGTGGCGCTCGTGGTCAAGGACGGGGCTTATTAGATGGACTATTTGGTGGCGGTGGAGGTGGTGGATATAATCCATTATCCAGTATTGCCTTTGCTCCTGGCTTTGCCGCAGGTGGACCATTAATGGCCAATCGACCTGTTATGGTAGGCGAGCGTGGACCTGAATTGTTTATGCCGGGTGTTGCTGGATCAATCATTCCCAATAATCAATTAAAGGGCGGTGAAAATAACAGCAACAACACCACAGTGACCTACAATATCAATGCTGTGGATGCCAGCAGTTTCCGTAGTTTAGTGGCTAAAGATCCACAATTCATTTACAACATAACTGAAGTTGGTCGTCGCAGCACACCACAAAGGAGCGTATAATGAGCCTACAAGCAATTATTGACACAGCCAGTGCTATGGAGTTTGATCGCCGACGCATTGTGGCCACCAGCATTAGTCGTAGTCAACGAATTAAAACAGCAGAACGATTAACAGCACAGCCCTGGACATTTAAAATAACTCCAGCAGGTGCTTTTAAATACAGTGATAATCGTGGTGTATTAGAAGTTCTGTATCTCAATGAGAGAGTGACAGAATATACTGTGAGATTGGCCAATAATCCCAGATTGGCCTACATTACACAATATCGTGGTGAATTAACTACACCACAACTCACAGCATTAAGAACTACTGCCACTTCAACAGCCAGCATAACTATTGATACACTGCCAGCAATAGGTGGTGATATTACCACAGCAACTTATATCTTTAGGGCAGGTGATTTTGTCCAACCAGCAAATAGTCGTTATCCTTATACTGTCACTGGTGATGTTCAACGCGGGTCGGGATCTGTGGTGACATTGCCATTAAACAGACCAATCATTACCAGTGAAAATACCACAATTACCAATCAAACGCTTGTAGTTGGCACTAACACCACATTGAGATTGCTGATTGTGGATTTGCCCAGTTATAACATCGTACCGGGCGGGCTAGTTCAATTCAGTGGTGATTTTCGTGTAGTGGAGCGGGTGGTCTAATATGCCATTGGTCATTCCAGCATTAAACAGCACCAGAATAAATCATGGCATGCTGATACGCATCACTGTGAGTCCTGCACAGGTTTATTATATTGCCAACACTTATAGTCCAATTACTTGGCAAGGCAACAGTTATACAGCATTGGGACATTTGCTAGGCACCAGTGAAATACAAGATGATCTACGCAGCACCAATAATCAATTACAAATCACACTGAGCGGTATACCAGTGGGATCAGAACAACCAGCAGCCTATATTGCGTTAATGTTGGATCAACCCATTAAAGGCAGTCGTGTGGATATTTGGCGAGCACTGTTTCGGGACAATCGAGAGTTCTTAGCAGATCAAACCAGTTTGCGTTTTAGTGGATATATCAGCAATTATGTAATTAGTGATGCCAGTGATTTACAGAACATGGCCAATACAAGATCTATAACGGTAATGTGTAGCAGTGTTCACAGCATATTGGAAAGACGATTGTCTGGGCGTAGAACCAATAATACAGATCAAATTAGATTATATCCTGGAGATGTTTCAATGGCTCGAGTTAGTTCTATCAGCAATACAGCATTTGACTTTGGCAAACCCTATGCTGGTGGTGGCACTGGCGGCAGCAGTCCTCCAACTGATCCTGGTTTTGATCAAGGAATACAATTCTAATGTTTGAATTTAGAGAAATTACCCATGTTGATCAAATCAGATCAGAAATAGAACCATTATTGAGGCAACACTATGCGGAACTTACACTGGATCAAGACATTATCACTTTGGAACCTATGTGGGAATCTTATCAAAAGTTATTTGAACAGGATCAACTGTTCGCGTTGGGCGTTTATTATCTTGGCGGACTTATCGGTTATAGTGTGTTTTTTCTACGCCGTCATATCCATTATGCGAGCAATATCATAGCCGACAATGATGTGTTATTTCTTGCTAAAAGCAGTCGTCAAGGACGTTTGGGCATTGAATTAATTCGTGAAAGTGAGCGTCGTTTGGCTGAGCGTGGCGTGAGTAAAATAACTTGGCATGTAAAAAAAAGCAGAGACTTTAGACCCATATTGGTCAGACTGGGCTATGTAGAAGAAGACATTATAATGGGCCGAGCCCTAAGACAGGAGACATAAAATGGCATTTACCGCGGCAGCAGAATTTCTTGTGTCTACCTTTGTTGGTGTGGAAACCATTGCGGCATTGGGCATTACAGCAGCCGGTTTGTCAGCCATTACTTCAGTTGTGGCATTTGGATTGGCCTATGCCACCAGTCGTATCATTGCTGGATCAGCCAGTGGTAGATCAGGTGGCAATACTGATCAAGGTGTGCGAGTTCAATTACCTCCAGCCACTTATAACAAAGTTCCTGTAATTTATGGAAACGCTTACCAACAGGGCATATTAACTGATGCCAGAATTAATGTTTCATTAAACACAATGACCTATGTGCTGACACTGGCTGAACAGACCACAACTGGCACATTCACTGTAAATAATATCTATTGGAATGATGAGCGAATGCTGTTTGGAGCAGATGGCTATACTGTGACTGCTACAGAAAAAACTTCAACTGTGAGTATAGATGGGATTACTACCAGCACCAGTACGATCAGCACTAATCTAAATGGGCTAGTTCGTTGTTGGACTTATGCTGGTGGCAGTAGCAGCACCTATCAAATACAAGGACCAACTTCACCTATAGCAGCCTATACTATATTTGATACTACCAATGTGGCCAGCACAGCATCTTGGGCTATGAGTGATTTGGTGTTTGGCGTTATTCAATTGGAATACAACAGTGCCAATGGCGTGACAGCATTGCCCACTATAACTTATGAATTGACCAATAGTTTAAGCAATCCTGGTGAGGTTTGGTATGATTATATGACTTCAACCCGATATGGAGCGGGTTTCACTGCCACTTCAGTTAATACCACAACCAGTATCGGCAATTTGCCTACCAGTCTCAAAAGCATTAGCAATCAAAATCCCGCCAATCAATTCAATGCTGCAGGTGATCCTATCTTTCAATATCGTTATGAAATCAATGGTGTTCTCAACACAGGTGAAACCGCATTGGCCAATATACAAAAGATCAATATGGCATCTGCAAGTTGGACCACATATGATCACAAATTAGGGCAATGGCGTGTTGTGCCAAATCGTGCCACAACCAGCACCGATACTATATTTGCTTTTACGGATGACAACATTATTGGTGATATAAGTGTCACTGGCACAAACTTAGAAGATCTATATAATGAATTAGAAGTGGCATATCCCAATAGACTGATAAGAGATCAAATTGATTATTATAGAGACAACATAGCAGAAGTAGATCAAAACGCTGGTGAGTTCCCTAATCAATTGTCAATGCGAACTGACCTGTGTAATAACAACATTCACGCTGGTCGTGTGGGACTTATGGAATTGTTTCAAAGTCGGGCTGACAAAGTGGTCACACTCACAGCAGATTACAGTGCCTTACAAGTTGAAGTGGGTGATGTAATTAGCCTAACCAATACAGTATATGGATTTGTCAATAAACTATTCCGTGTTAGTCGAGTGCGTGAAACTGAAGCAGATGATGGTGGATTGGCAGCAGAGATAACTGGTATAGAATATGATCCAGCAGTATATACAGATTATGATTTATATCTCAGTAGTTTGCCACCAGGCTCGGGTATTCCTCCCAATAATGGAATAGCCACTGCTGGACAACCCTATGTTATCACATCAGATCCCGAACCACCAGGACCTGATGCACCACCGCCATATATCATTGTTGGAGTTAACTTACCTGCCAATCAATATGGATTTACCACTATGGAATTGTTTTACAGTGTTGATGACAGTGTGTATAACTATCTTGCTCAATTCACTGGCAATTTCAATCCTGGCCCAGGTGGTAGTGTGCCAACTGCCTATGTGGTTGGACTAGCAGCAGGCAATTATTATTTTAAAGCCCGAGGATTGGTAATGGGCGACCCAGGTCCATTAGGGGCAACATCATCACCCATATTTGAATGGCTTCCAATTGGTGCTTAAAATTGCGGGGTTTGAACTGTATATTTTTGATATTGTGTAAATAATGTTATAGCCAATAACTTGACAGTGCCGCAGTGCTGTCATTTCACTACTCATAGGAGACTACAATGGCAGGGGTTT